TGTTAAAAAAGTCAATAAAATCAATGCTTTTTTTATCATTGACTATCACTTTCTGACATTGGTTTTGTAGGTATAACCATATTGTGTTTCTCCCACAATGCAACATCACTATTCCAATACACAAAACACTCTTTTACTTTTGCTATCTCATAGCCAAGTTCTTGTGTAGGCTTGCCGTCATTTTCAATACGAGCAAGGCAATTAATAAGTCTTTTACGCAAAGACCTTTTCCATTTTAATTCCCAAGTTGTATCGTCATATGTTGGCTTTTTGTTATTGTCTAACATATATGTTCTCCTTGTTGAGAACTATAATATACAATAAAAAAACCCCTGTGTCAATTAAGACACAAGGGTTTAACTTTTCGAGGGGGAAAAGATTCTGTTAATTTCTATGGTACATAGTTGATATCAACTATATCTCTAGCTTGTTTCATTTGTGTTGCTCTTATATTCTCAAAGTAATTACTGACTTTGACTATATGACATAGCTGACGCAAAGGTTCTTCTGTTGTTTCTAATCTATCTTTTAATAGATTAACAATAGTTTCTAAATCAGCTATTTTTAAATGCAAATCACCATTTTGTTTTTGGTGTGCTTTGCTTATATCTTCAAGTTCTTTTACTCGTTCTTGAAGTTTTCTGTATGGTGTCGTTGCCATAAGTATCTCCTTTGTTAATGCTTATAGTATATAATAAAAAACCCCCTGCGTCAAGCTGACACAAGGGGTTCTACCTACATACTTCCATATATTTTTTTATTAAAAAATTGAGGCAATCGTTAGCATTATAATCGTTGCCCAAAAAAATGTTGCCAATGTTTTGCTCATATTTATTTATCCTTTCTAATAATATTACATACTATTAAAGGATATATGTCAAGCGTATTCTATTTCGTAACTTCTATTTTTACTTTTACTTTTCTGAACCATTGCTTTGCTATTAGTCCTAGTTCTAATAACAAAGTTTGCATTTGTAAATTACTTGCGTTGCTTACTTTTATTTTAATTACTTTACTTGCCATTGTTTTCTTTCTTTTTTCTTACCCTCAATAAAACTTTTATGTAGTTGCTCGTGTTTCCATAGTTTTATTTCATAGTGTCTTTCCATTATTATTGAAATAATAAAACCCACAAAGCCAATAAATATAAAAGCTAAACTTACATATAATATAGTATTCATAATTTATCTTTTATATGCTTAACTACTTCGTTGCTCTTATTAATGTTTATATCAATATCTTTTTTATTTTTATTTGTGTAATTACTATCGTTTAAAACTAACACTTCAAAAAATTTTAAAGATTTTGAAATCTCTTTTAAAACATTAATTAATTCTTTAGCATTGTTTTCAGTCATATTTTTTAAACCTCACTTTCAACTATAAGTATATATGTTCAAATTGCATAGGTCAAGTACAAGCTATGCAAAAAACACATAACACAATTAAGCCACAATTTGTTCTAGGTTTGTTCCTGTGTCAATTTGGCACAACTTAACAGCTGTTAATTAAAAAATAATTAAAAATAAATTTGACTTAAATATATTAAAATGCGATAAGTAATTATTAATAACCAACAAAGGAAAAATAATGACTAAAACAATAGCTGATGAAATAGGAAATATAAAAGAAAATGATTTCCTAAATTCATTAAAAGCAAATGAGCCATTAAAAAAGGTATTATTTAAGGCAAAAAATGTAAGTAAAACATTGATGTCTGACATAGTTCCACAAATGGCAAAAGCTGTTAATTCTCTAATGATAGAAATTAATAGTGGTAAAAAAACAAGTCTTAAAGATTGGAATACAATTAAATTTTTAAGACAACATCTCTACAATTTATCAAGTTATGATAGGTCAAAAGATATTAATTCAGCTTTTGAGATGTCAATAACTAGAGCGATTAAATTGGCGATTATGATGTATGACAATAAAGACGAGTTTGAAGTATCAAACGACAATGAAGTCTTTATAATGTCAAAAGTAGCTACACCAATGATTGATGTTAAATTAAAAGGTCAAAAGGGTGGAAGCAAAAAACAAAAAAATACTTCAGAAGAATTAGTGGAAGTAAATACAGGCACAATAGATAAGGTCTATTCTGCTAAATATCCAACTACTTCAAGAAGTACACAAACCAAAGATACGAAAATAAACTTTGGCTCAATGGCAGTAAATTTTGAAAAAGAATTAGAAAAAATTTACAATATAGCAACTAAAAAAGATCAGGCTAAAATACTTGATCTGTTAGATGAAAGAGCCATTGAAAGTCTAGGCAACATAAAAGCATTATTAGAAAATAACGAGATAAGAAATGCTTATACTAATGCTACTGAAAATTTAAGTGTTTCAGGTGAAGTAAAAAAATCAGCTTAATCCCCTAGCTAGATTTTAAAGCCCCCCTAGTAAAATAGGGGGGTTTTTTTTTGGGTGCAATAAAAATAATTTAGTGGTTCACAGATTAACCCTAGCTAACAAAATTAAGTTTTACCTTTACGGCTACCAAGTGGAAACCAAGTACACCCAAGAGAAACCCCAGTTTTTAGCTGGCAATATTTTTGTGATTGACGTAAAAAAAACTTGTAAAGCTCTACGGGTGGGCAGGGGTACACCCCCGTATAGGGGGATAGATATACCCAGTTACCAGAAAATCTCCAAAGTCCTTGTTAACCAACTCTGGGCTATATTTTTAGGTTAAATATTCCGACAATATCCCTAGGAATACCCTAGGGGGTACTTCTAAAAATAAGAATAGGATAGGTGTAAAGGCCCCCCTGGGGTTCCTATGAACATTATACACCTCTATTCCAATTTTGTCTACTACAATAATGTCGCAGATGTAATTTTTTAAAAATAATACTTGACAAAATTGCATATAAGCACTATAATGTATTTATATGTTTTATTTAAGGGACACACAGACACACACAGTTAACACACAAACAGGGTCATCACAAATAAAACATATAAAATGACAGAACTTAACAAAAAACTAGTAAAAGATCTCCCATTTGGTGAGATAATGGAATTAATAAATGCAAAACATGGATTCTTCTATAACAAAAACTCAAAAGAGAAACTTAACAGATATGCAGGAAAAGTTTCTAGACGTATTGTTCGCAGAAGCGAAGGGAAATCCAAGAGAAGCAGCAAGATTGGCAGGATATTCCTCCCATTCTTATCCTAAAGTAATTAGGAATTTGAAAAAAGAGATTACAGAATTAGCGGAGACTCACTTATCAACGCACTCTGCACAAGCGGCTAATAGGTTAATCGCCTTACTAGATGAAGACGGCACTACTCCACAGGCAAGTATTCGTCTAGCAGCCGCTAACTCAATATTAGACAGAGTAGGTATTGTTAAAAAGGATCAATTAGATATTAGCATGAAAGCTCTGCACGGTATATTTATATTACCAGCAAAAGATGGAACCAATAAAGATAAAAAAGAGAGCTAGAACTATACCATTTGGTTTTAAACAATCTAGTGATCCAAATTATTTAGAACCCATCAAAGAAGAATTAGATGCTCTAGGTCAAGCAAGAGAATATTCAAAGACTTGCTCACTAAGAGAGACAGCATCTTGGCTACATAGAAAAACAGGAAGATACATATCACATGTCGGACTTAAAAAAAGACTTGCAAGAAATACAACCTCCGAAACCCAAGAAGATAATTCAAAAGAAAGCCAAGAAGTCAACACAACAGATTCTAGCTCGCAGTCGTAAGAAAGTTGCAAAGGCAGAACAATCTCTAAGATCTGCCAAACGGTCAGCAGAAAATATTAAAACAAAACTGTTAACCATAGATAAATCTTTACAAGGTAAAGAAACTAAACTACTTACGGAAGATCAAATCGAGAGTGCTCCTAAAAATATACAAGAGCACATAAATCAGCAAGAGGTTATCTTTAAACCTAACTCAGGTCCACAGACACAATTTCTTGCAGCTTCTGAAAGAGAAGTTTTTTATGGTGGAGCAAGAGGTGGTGGTAAATCCTATGCGATGCTAGTAGACCCACTTCGATACTGTTCCAAAGCTCATCATCGAGCACTCCTAATAAGGCGGACAATGCCAGAGTTAAGAGACTTAATTCAAAAGTCTCAGTTATTATACTCGAAAGCATATCCAGGAGCAAAATGGAGAGAGCAAGAAAAAGAGTGGCGATTCCCATCGGGAGCAAAGATAGAGTTCGGTTACGCAGAAAACATGACGGACGTTTTACGTTACCAAGGTCAATCCTACACATGGATAGGAATAGACGAACTTCCACAATATCATTCGCCAGATATATATAATTTTTTAAGATCATCACTTAGAAGTGTAGATCCTGATATTCCTGTGTTTATGAGATCCACAGGTAATCCAGGTAACGTTGGTTCACAATGGGTACGAGAAATGTTTGTAGAGCCAGGAGAACCTAACACAGCTTTTGATGTAGGAATAGATACACCTAATGGTAAAAAATACATTAGTCGTAGATTTATTCCAGCTAAGTTACAAGACATTCCTTTTCTATTGCAAATTGATGATTATTATATCATGCTTGCATCATTACCCGTAGTACAACGAAAACAATTGTCAGACGGAGATTGGGACGCATATGAAGATTCAGCATTTCCAGAATTTAACAAAACAACTCACGTGGTCGAACCTTTTGAAATACCTAGGGGTTGGTATAAATTTCGTGCTGCTGATTGGGGTTATTCTTCTCCTGCTTGTGTGCTTTGGTTTGCTGTGGATTATGATAACAATCTCTGGATCTATAGAGAATTGTATACCAAAAAAGTTACAGCAGATAAGTTCGCTAGACAAGTACT